GCCTTACAGCTAAGCGTTTAGCAGAAAGAAATTCAGGCAATCAAGTTCAATACACTTGCACCTTAGAGCAATGTGAATTTTCAATAGACCAAACTGGTGTCAAACATTGTGAAAGAATTATTAAATGAATTTAGCAGAAAAAGTTATAGGTATAGCTCTTTTAGGATTGATGGCTTTAATTAGTTGGAATTTAATGTCTACAATTAATTTACAACAAGAAATTTTAAAAATGCAACATGAACAACAACACATGCATGAAAAACTTGACAAACAAATTACAAAAATTTTTAAAAGATTAAAGAAAAAAGCTAATAAATAATCTTAAACTCCAGTCCATTCTTTAACATCATTACTAGTAGCTATATACTTATCAGTTACCTCAATAGCTGAGCTCTCAGCAAACTGAGGGTATATAAATGCAACTGCAGTATGGTCTCCTACATCTATCTCAACAGGAGAATAACCTGCACCTGTTTCTAAACTCCAAACATAACTCATACTCTTACTATCTAAATCATACAACTCACCTTTTATTTTATACCCATCGTCTTTAGGTAAGAACACAATAGGGAAAGCACCATTAGCGTAATCTTTTATATCAAAAGATTGTTTAGTCTCATGTGTTCCCATAAAAGTTGCGTCCTCAATAATAGAATGAAGTCTCTTTCCTTTTTTTAATGTGCCGTATACAAATGTTTTCATAATTAATTTATAGAAGTTATATATTTTTGTATCCATTTTTCTATTTCATTAAACTTTATCTTAAGTTCTTTGACAAGTTGAATATAAAATTGTTTTTCTTCTTCACTCCTTTTAAATGTTTCAGTCATTATGTTTGCTTTCTTTTCAGGAAGAGCTGACACTTCTGATATCAGCTCTCCTTTGTTATTAACTAGCACACTATAGCTAGCAATAACTCCTTCTTTTATAATTTTCTTTTTCATCTAAGCTATCTCTTGTGTGGTGTCTACCAACTCACACACTCCTCCAGTACACGCAAGTTCTTGTGAACCTGTAGTGTTGTCTTCGGATTCGTATTCACTTAGTAAAGAAAAGTCTATAGTCTTAGGCATCTTCTTTTGCCATTCAAGATATTCTTCTCTTGTTATATCTTGATAGGGAGCTTGTTTGTATACATGGTCAGTATAAGGAAGGAAACTAATTCCAGATACTTCATTGAAATGTTTATATACCCATGCTCCAACTTCCATCCACTCATGTTCTTTAACACTAATGGTCACAGAAGGCTTGTGTTCGCACCACTCTCGTTGATACTTTAACCATAGTTCTAATTGTTCTATAGCTGTCTTATCATTACGAGTTATCGAACCCTTTGGTGATTCAGTAGGAAAAGAAAACACCATAACTGAATCAGGTTTAGTTACATCAGGCTCGTGTGGTACACCCTTATCAATCATAAGCTGAGTCAAAGGGTCTTTCTTATCACATCTTACAGTACGAATGTAATAAGGATTGTGTCTAGTATGTATACCAGAAGCACTATCAACTAACTGACTTACTGTACCACTAGGTTTTACACAAGTGATTGCAGTTGACTGTGGTATCTTAAGTTTCTTAGCAAACTCTTTATTAGTATCAATAGTAGATTGCTTAAGCTCATTAAGAAAACCATCTTTAGGTTTGTTAGTTACAGTTGAATCCATAATACCAGTTAAAGATACACCAAGTAGTCTTTCTTCTTCGGTATTAGATTTCCATATTTTTCTTATATACTTAAAGTCAGTAAGACTTGATTGAAATGTTCCTAGTATCGTAGCAAGTTTTACTTTTTTTATTAAGTCTTTCTCACTATCAGTAGCACGAACCACAACCTCAGTCAAATTACAAAACTGATAAGGTCTAAGAATAATTTCTGAACAAGGATTGGTACCAAAATCATGGTCAATATCACGACGACCACTCTGTTCGGCTTTATCTTTAGCCGCCTGTCGATTAAAAATACCTCGTTCACCTGACTTACTATCATACAATGACTTCCATTCTGTCATGAATAAAGCCATATCGGGAGTACGAGTATAACAAGCTGAGTTATTTGATAGTGCTCTTTGTGGTTCAGTCATCCACCAAGAACCACTCTTAGCATTTCTCATTCTGTCATCTTGTATGTTGCTTAGAGATATCAAAGCACTTCGTCTAACACCACCTACAACAACAACCTCTCCAACTTTACAGACTAAATCATGGCACTCAAGAGCGTCAAGCTTTCTACCTGCGGCGTTTTTAAATGTGGTAATTGCAAAGTCAAACAAATCTACTAGAGGTTGAGGCCCACTAGCACGACCACCAAAAGTTTTTAATCTAGCTCCTGCAGGTCTGATTCTTGTTACATCTATTTTAGGAATCTGTCCGCCATATAGCATAGCAATTAATTCTCTGAAAGCTTTAGCCCACCCAGCTTTACTATCCTGTACTACAATTATAGTATCAGTATTTTCAAACTCTTCTGCAATTGTTGGAAGCTCTTCAACATAATCTCTTTCAACTGAGAAGCCTACTCCTGTACCACATAATAGTATATACATAACTTCATCAAAGCTTCTGACATCATTGATAGGAATATAACTACAGTTATAACCTGCAGTATGGTCTCTCTTAAGTGCGTTACCTGCAGTCATGAGTGCTCTCATAGAAGGCATAATACTTAAACTTAAGACAGCATTTTCTAGTTCGGTGCGTAAATCTTTAGGTAAATTATACTTATTGTTTTCTTTTAAATGTTCTTGCATAAAGTCAAAGTATCTAGTGACTGTTTCACTCCAAGACTCTCTGCGTTTATGTTCTTCAACAAACCTAGCATACCTAGAGGCATGAATAAATTGTTGATAGGTAGTTGGTAATTGATTACTTAACATTGTTGTTTCCTTTCTCTGCTAATTCTCCAGCAATAGCACTATAACCAACCATATCAACGTAATCATCTGGGTTATGTGAGCCTGCTTTAGTTCTTGCAACCTTTAATAAGGTCATCATTAGTGCAACATCAAGACCATTCATTGGTATATCAAGATAAGCTGACCACATCTTAGCTATGTTATCATGATTAATCTGTTTGTTTCCGTGGGTTTTTTCTCTATCAGTAGAGACAATTAGTTTTGCTTTTTCTATTAGTTGTTTAGTGTAGACTTGGGTCTTCATCTGGTTCTTCCTTTCCTTTTTGCATTGATTTAATTACTTCGTATTCCATTTCTCTTGCCCCTATGTAATATACTAGTTCAGGGTTTTGAGTTACTAACCATTTGATACCATAAGCTAAGGTATCTATGTTAGGGTTGTCAGTATAGTTTATCATTTCTAATCCGACATCACCCTCATTAGGTGTGTCAGGTGTTAGTATAATGTAAGCATTGTCTTTAGTTATCTTCATTACTTCATCCAATCTAAAGGTATCTCTTTGTTACACCATAAAATATCATTAGCTTCACACCAGTTTATATAGCTTGTCTTTGAACCTTTTCTAATTTTATTGTTCGCATTCATAAAACAAAAACGAATATCATAATCTGTTTGGTCTTTTATCCATAGATGTTTCTTTCTATCTTCTAGTTTTAAGACACCTTTTAATTCTACAAAAATATCTGTCTTAGGAAAATATAAATCAGGAAGATATGTTCTGTCAATAGCAGGCTGAGTAAACTTAATAATATATTCTTCATACTTATATTTTATTTTTTTCTTTTGAAGACCAGTAACAACAGTCTTCTCAAACTTAGAACGATACTTAGTCATCTGTATCCTGTCTACTTAATTGTCTTGCACTAGGTAAAGAACTTTCATTAATCTCTTTAAAAGTCCAATGAGGATTTAATTTTAATCTTTTCATTACCCATTTAAATGACCAAGCACTTTGATATATTTGAAAGTTGTGCATATAGTGAGTTTGTTTAGGCATTAAATGAAGAATAGTATTAATGTTAACCTTATCTTTTTCTTCATCTGGAAGTAAAGATTGTAACCATTCAACTAATATATGTTTAGCTCTACGTCTTAAAACTTTTATTTTTTTTCTATTCATTGTTAGTTATCTCCTCTACTTTTGGAGTGTTCGCCACCGTAGTCATGAACACATTAGAGTTGGCATATTTAAATACTCGAAGTCCACGACCCTCATTAGTATCACTATGACAATGAAACTTATGAGAACAGTATACGCACCCGACAGGAAGTTTATAATTCCCTGTCTTGTCATGTGGAATCGGTTGATAACATTTTTCAGGTGGTTCTTCACTTTGTATTTTCTCCTTTAAAGTTTTAATTAATTCTTCTGCATTGGGTTTCATTAGTTCATCTGGTCTAAACAATGCAATCTCGCCTGATGATTTATCTACTGCAAACAAACCACCATTACTGCTTGGTTCATTGTGTTCGTATCCTGCAAGTTGAGCAACATATCCAAAGGGGTCATTGTCATATAAACTTCCAGTCTTAAATTTTTTAAATGACATTGGTGATGCTGACTTAACATCAACAACTTCATCATCTATTTTACAATCCATATGACCAACTACATCTCCAACCTTTACTTTTTTTTGTTGGTCTGTAACTTTGTGTCCAGATACTTCAACAAGAAATAGTAAGAGATGTTCAAGCATATGACCATACAAAAATTTTAATTGTGTTGAAGGGTCATGTATCTCTTCTTTTCTTTCGATACGATTATCATACCATAGTTGACGAGCAGGTCTACCAATGATAGACATTCTTAATCCTTTGCCAGAACTCTTACGAGGCTCAAGCCAATCAAGTAAAGCCAGTTTAGTATTCTCTAAAAACTTATCTATCTGTTCTTCTTTAACATCGGGTTTAATCCCTGATGATATATCTGTTAGTACACTATTGATATCTTCAACTAAAGTATCTAATGTCTTAGTGTGTTTCTTGCCAGTTGTTTCCACTTTTATATTCTCCATTTAATGGACATCGAATACCTAATTCAATGCCTGCGTTTACGATTGAGTTAACTGCGAGTCTACCAAAGTCATCTGCTTGTTCTTCACGAACTTCATATTGAAATTCATCGTGAACATTAGCCACTGGTCTAGCCTCTAATTTATTTTGTATTACATAATTATCTAATAAGATGAGTGCTTTCTTCATTACGATAGCACCCCCACCTTGTATTAAGGTGTTGACGGCGGAGTGTCTGTTTCTGATGATGAGTCTTCTGCCGTCGATTGCTCTGAGCCAACCCTTTCCAGTAGCTTTTCCCACTCGCTGTCTAAAACTTGCAAGGGCTGGAGTACCTCTGAGAAATCTATCTTTAATCTTTTTCCCATCGCTTCTATTCCCGCCGACGATAGTTCCGAGTTTTTCGTCACCTGCCCCATATATGAAGGCATAGATGAAAGTTTTTGCTTGGTCTCTTGTGCTAAGACCTGCAAGATTTTGATTTGTAGTGTGTATATCTCCATTAATGATAGCATCTATATATTCCTTATCGTTCATGTAGTGAGAAAGTATTCTTAATTCTAAACCACTTGCGTCTACTCCCACTAGTTTGTATCCGCTTGGTACTACCCATAGTCCTCTGCATTCTTTTCCGTAGGGAGAATACACTGCAGGAACTTGAGCCATGTTGGGCGACTGATGGCTCATTCTACCAGTAATAGCACCATTAGTTATTACTCTTCCGTGTACTCTCCCATCTTCTGCTACTGCCTCAACCCAAGAACTAACTTGAGCTATTCTTTTTTGCAGTAAGAGAAAATCTCTTATCAGTTCTGCTTCTGGTATATCTTTGACACCTTCAAGAACTTTTTCATCTACAATTATATGACCCTTGTCTGTAAACTTTGTAGGTTTCCACCCAAAGTATTGTAGATATCTACCTATTTGTTGCCGACTTCCTAGGTTAAACTCTTTCATTTCTATGAGAGAAAATTCTCCCATAACATTTACCCACCCCTGTCCCAGACTATTTAGTCCAACCGTACTTAGTGTTCCGTCTTTACGACGACGAGGTATAACTTGTTTAACAAAGGTAGGTAAGGGTATAAATCTTTCCTTAACTTTTATTTCTATTTCATTTATCTTTTCTCTTAACTTACCAAGAAGAAGATGAGCATTACCCATGTCAAAAAGAAAACCATTTCTTTCTTGTTGTGTAATTATTCTAGAGACATCATGCTCTAGTCTAATTGCTTCCTTAGAAAAGTCTGGATACTTTCTTATCAAATAAGTTAATACTTTCTCCGTGACTTCAACATCTCTGACACAGTAAGTTAGCATCTCATCAGAGTACTGAGAAAAATCTTTGAAGTCTAACTTGTCAAACCTCAGAGCATCTCCCCATGATTTAAGAGAGTGTCCACCCTCTCGTACAGGATTGAATAACCGAGACAGTATTAATGTATCAATCACTTTACCCTGTTGATGTAGGTCAATAGCTAACACTTTGTTAATAACTGGTGCATCAAAACCAATTATGTTATGACCTACGAATTCATCATAGCTACTGACTAAAGTTTTAAAGTCTTCTAACTTATCCTCAGTAAAAGAAAATATCTCTTTGCTTT